ATCAATGGGGCGAAGGTCAAGGTTGATTTTGACTTCGTGGTATTGAAGGGCAATAAGGGGAAGGGCAAGACCGGGGTTGCGGCAGTACCAGAATTGAAGAGGAATGTAAAGGGTAGTTTCGGGTAAAGCATTGCGAGGAGCGCAAACATTGACGGGGGCGTTACCACCACAAGGTCCGTTAACATCAGCGAAAGAAGGGTCAGTCAGGTAAGTAAGTTGTGTGGTGTTACCGACCATCTTGTAGTATCCGCGTTGTTGTTCGGCGGAAAGAGTAAGTTGGCACCAGATGTGCATCCAGTCACCGTATTGACGGTCGATGCGTTGACCACCAACTTCAACCTCAACTTGAGAAATAAGTTGATGGCCGGGGAAATCTAACCAGCGAGCATAAACATTACCGGTAGCTAGGGTTTGGTCAATTTGAGGAAGAGTGACCTGAAGATATGTGCGGTAAGCAAGATCACCATTGCGGCTGATTGTGCAAGTTACACGGCGACCGAAATCGGCTTGTCCGTTGAAAGTTTGTTCAATAGATTCCATCGCGAAGTTGGTATAGCGACGGTATGTCACTTTCCAGAAAGTAATTTGAGGATTACCAGTAAGATAAACGTCTTGTGCGCCATAGGCTACGAGTTGCATGAGACCACCACCCATATTTTATAATATACCTTAAGAAAAAAATTTTGAAAATAATATTTAATTAAACAATTAAATATTAATTTTTAGTTGGTGTAAATAAAAATATTGAAAAACTAATCCTTATAGTAGTCGCGTTAATCCTTATATCAGTCGCGTTAATAATCGTATTATGAATTGTGTGATATTAATTTTAAATTTTTACATATAAATTCTTGCAAATATGTGTCAGTAAAAACTTCTCTTTTATTTTGATGTTTTTTCTTAAATATATAACATTCATTATCTTTTGAAATAGACCAACCATCGTTTAGAGCATTGAAGATAAAGTTCATTTTTTTATATTCGAACTCATCAACTGCTATTGAAATTGTATTGTTCATTAAATTGCTCATTAAAAGAATTATTATTATTATAAATTAAATATAAAAAGAATATTACAAATTAAACATAAAAAAATATATAAATATATAAAAATTATACGTTTATGCCTTCATTTAAACCGAAGACAAATAAGAAGGTAATTGTGGATGAAATAAAAGCAGCAACTCTTGACACAAAACATACAGAAATGATAGATTTCTTTAACAATAATGAGAAAGAAGTTATTCCTGAATTAAATGAAAAAATAAATACGTTAAGGAAAAGTTTGAATGAAACATCTGGGAATGAAAAAAAGAAGGATATTAGAGAAAAATTAAATGAGGTCAAGTTGAAAAGGAAAGAATTAGTAGAACAAAAAAAAAGATATTATTTGGACAATTCAAAATATATATTTGATTACTTCGAAGATAAAAAAAACATAGGTATTAGTTGTGAAACAATTTCGAATGTAAACACCTTAAATATGTTTTTTTGCGTTAAAAATAAAAAAAAAATGGAAAATCAAACAGACAAAATAAACAATGTGAAAAAATATTTTACGAATTTAAGTGATTCATTTTTACACGTGGATGATTATACATTTTCAGATTCGGTTTGTTCTTTTTGTAACGAGGGGGAATTGATACCTGTTGATGATGAGGGTATAATGGTATGTAATAGTTGTTATAAAAATGTCCCATTTGTGATTGAAAATGAAAAATCTTCTTACAAAGAACCGCCCAAAGAAGTATGTTTTTACGCTTACAAAAGAATAAATCATTTTAGGGAAATAATCGCGCAATTTCAAGCAAAAGAAACAACACAAATACCTGAAGTAGTGGTAGATGAAATAAAGAACCAAATTAAAAAGGAACGAATTGAATTGAAAAATTTGACAAATGTTAAAGCAAAAGAAATATTGAAAAAATTAGGACATAATAAGTATTATGAACATATTCCATTCATTAAAGATATAATTGGAATTAAACCCCCAATAATGACGCCTGAATTAGAAGACACATTATGCAATCTTTTTATGGAAATACAAGCTCCCTATGCCAAATATTGTCCGGATGACCGTGTAAATTTTTTGAATTATTATTATACAGTCTATAAATTATGTGAGCTTTTAGACCAAAAACAATTTTTACCTTTTTTTCCAATGTTAAAAGACCGGGAAAAAAAGATGGAACAAGACGTAATATGGAAAAAAATATGTAACGAATTAGATTGGGAGTTTGTTCCTACCATATAGATTATATTAGACGGTTTTTACTTTTTACTTTTTACTTTTTACTTTTTAACACAATTTTATCTAACATTATCTACAAATTGTACTTCAATATCGGCAACACATCAATATTTGCCATCAGGCAATCTATTACACTTGGATAAAACCCCATAAAACCAATAATATGTCTAACCATTTCTCTTGGGAGTATTGTATTTTCTAATAATATTGATATTTTTTTTGTATAATTTTGCATCAATCGATTTATAACGATTAATGCATTTTGGTTTGTTGAATATGCTATGTACCAATTTAATACATTGATTTTTTTATTTATATTGATTATTGCATTATTCACGTTATCATTAATCACGTTCACACTAATCGCGCGTTTAATAATCGCACTACTATTTATATCTTCAATTAGTTGCTTTATTTTACGATTTGTAGTATTATCAATTGACAAATGATGACGAATGTTGTTAGTATATTCATCCGCTAGTGTTGACGATATTACTAATAAGTCACCTAAATCAATTTCATTATTGTCAATATATGGAAATAAAATAATTTGCTTTATTTGCTTTATGCTACGTGTTGTATTATCAAATGGCAAATGCCTTGCTAACAAGTTATTATATTCATCTGTTAGTGTTGATGATATTACTAATATATTACCTGAATTACTTGAACTACAATTAAGTAATGGAAATAATTTATATTGTAAATCATCACAATAATGGTTTGCCGGATATTTACATATTGGAAGTTTACCAATATTTTTCATCGTTCGTAAATATTTTTTTTTGATGTTTTCGTTTACACATAATTGTGTGAATGATTGAATGGACAATAAGAATGTCATTTATTATAATATAATAAATACCTTCATTGTATTTATTATAATTCAATTTATTGTGATTTATTTTAACGACCAACAGGGAACCCTACTAAATTAGCACCAATACCTAGACCAGCGCCGTTACGCGCAGAAACACCCATTGATGGTATATAAGTATCCAATATACTGAAAGTAGCAGCAGCAGTCAAAGAGATAAGTGCAATCTCCTCAAGTTTCAAACTTTGTTTGGGGATAGCAAATGCGGCAATACCGACAATTAAACCTTCAACCAAATACTTAACTAAACGTTTCATAAATTCACCAAGATCAAACATTTCCATTATAATATAATATGATAATATATTTTATTTTGAAAAAATAATATTTAATAAATAATAAATAATTATTAATTATTAATAATAATGTGATTAATAATTAAAATAATTACTTAAATATAATTATTTTAGATATAATATAATGAGTACATCAGTTGACCTTTTAGATGAAGATAGACCAATCGCAGGGCAAAAATTTGTATGCGTATCCTTTGTATCCCCTGAAAAACATATAAAACAACGTGAACTGTATTATTTTGAACAATTTGTTAAAAATTGGGATATGGCTAAATCAATTAATAAATTTCAATCCTTTCTTAATTTTATTGGATATAAACATAATTTAGATATTGAAACTATAAATAGTGATTTGAAAGACTTCTTAAAAGAAGAAAGCAAAGATATGATTGACTTTACCGTACACGACGATTTCAAAACATTTTTGGATAATAAGAAAGATGATTTGGATAAAGAATACAATGTTGCTCATAAATTTCAAACAAATGTTAGAGGCATGAAAGTAAGAGGTGTATATTCTACCCAAGAAGAAGCGGAAATGAGATGTAAAACGCTAAGAGAACAAGACCCTAACCACGATGTATTTGTCGGACCGGTTGGTTTATGGATGCCTTGGGATCCCGATGCATATAGAACAGGTCGCATTGAGTATTTGGAGAAAGATTTGAATGACTTGATGTCTGAAAAGAAAAAAAATGATACTGCCGCAAAGGATGAGTTTGATACCCGAATTAAAGAGGCAAAGGAGAAGGCGATTGAAGATAATATTAAGAAAGCCGAAAAATCAGGAAACGTTTTAACCCAAATATTAGATGACGAGGGTAACCTAGTAAATGTTAGGGAAGTTAATTATGACGCAATCCCAGATGAGGATGTTATTATGCCACCAAAAAAAGATAATAAACCATCTACTTTGCCGACATCTGCTGATATTGCAAAACAATTATTTGACACCAACAATATTAAAATATCAGCCTTCGTTGATAATATGGATGAAAAATAATTAGAATAAATGTTACAAAAATATAATAAATGTTACAAAATCATTAATATAAATATATATATATATTAATGAATATCCTTTCAAACGTCTTTTCAAACATAATGTCAATAAAACCAATATTTTATTTATATAATTTTTACACAAATGTTTTAGCATTGAAAACAAAATATTTTTTATTAACAGCATTCGCCATATATTTATGTATAGGCAAAGATGTGAAAAAATATAGATATTATGCGTTAGTGATAATGTTATATGCATCATTTTTAGCATACCAATTAAACCCAATATATGGGTATTTATGGTTTATGATGATCTCATTTTTCATTACTATTAATGACATATTTGAAATAAATGAATTGATGAAATGGGTGAGAAAAACATTTATGGGAAAAGAAGACGAAGAAGACGAAATTACCGATTTGGATGAGGGTAGTCCAAGTGTAGATACTGAATAAGGTTATTCATAACACAACAATAACAATTTGAGAATTGTATTACATATTTCATACGTTCTGTCTTTGAAGTATTATCTTCATCCACAATTGGAATATTATTTATGTAATTACCATTACCATCGTTGTTTCTTCACATTAATACGGGGTCCATTACCTTTTTTCCTTTGAGCAGATGGGTCATATTGTTCTTCGGTTTCAGCATCTTCCATATTTTTAGAAATTTCCCAAAATTCTTTTGAACCTAGTTTAAAACTACCATGAGCATCTGCTTTGTACCAGAATATTTGGTCTTGTAGTTTATTGGATTTTGCATTATTATTAATAACAAGGCATTCATAATTCTCAGTACATTGGTCCATTACCTGACAGAATGATTCAAACGTTGGAAACATTCCCGCATAATTTTCGTAAATTCGTTTTCTATTATTAATATAAGGTTCGCGTAATATAAAAACATAATCAATATTTGTCCTCAAATTCGGTGGAATACCTAATGGGTATTGCATTGTAATTACAAGCATTATTTTCCAATGTCTTCCATTCATAAATAATAAACGCATCATTTTATCACGTGTCCAAGTCGCATCATACATACAATCATCTAAAATTAAAAATGTTCTTGGATCAATTGTGCTGCGACGTTTTGTTTCTATTTCCGTCTTTACTTCTTTTATAACTTGCTTTTGTCTTTTTAAAACATTTTCAATGATACCCGAATTGTATTCATTGTGAATAAATAATTTTGGCACGTGACTGCTATAAAATCCATTGCCCTCTTCAGTTCCAGATATAACTGTACCTATGGGTATGCTCTGTTGATAATATAATAAATCTCTTACTAAAAAACTCTTACCTGTATCACGTCGTCCTATTAATACAATAACCGGACCATTATTTTCGGTTGGCGAGAAACTAATATTTTTCATACTGAACTTTTTTAAATCCAATGACATTAATTTAATTCTTAATTTAATTAAAGAAAAAGATTAGTAATAAATAACGAATGAGTTATTTACTTAAAAAAAAAATACAATATATTGATAATGAAGAACTTTGATGAACCGAATAATTTACAAAATTATTGTAATGTTTTAGATATTATGAATGTACAAATAAATACACCTTTAAATAGTGAAAATGAAGGAATAGATTTGAATACATTTGTTCCTAGTATTGAGGAGAAATTAGTGAAGATTAATTATAACGAATATTCAGTTGGAGAAAAAAATGTGTTTTGTAAATTCGCCCCTTTAATTGACCCAATTAAATATATGGGTGGAAAAATGGAAAATATTAATGTGAATGTGCTACCCAGTGAAAATTGCAAAAATGGACTTAGTTGTGAAAAAATAATGAATAAACATAACTCAGCATATACCGAAGCTCTATTTTATAGCATTTCTAGTAAATTAGGCAAAGAAAATAACTTTATTCACGCTGTTGATTTTTATGGTAGTGTTTTAGGTATTCATAAAATATATAAACACGATATAACAGATGATATGGATATATTATTGAACAATAAATTTTTTCATTCAAATAATAAACTATTATTTGAAGTTGAAACAACAAATGAAATGTATAATGATGAAAATAGTGGGAAAAACCGCGAACCATTAATGTTAGCAGAGTTTGATGAAACAAATGAAGTAAAATTGGATATAGAAGAAGTTGAAAGTAACGACGGTGTAATAACGAATGTCAATGTAAGCGATGTAAATACGAATGATTTGAAAGAATATGACCCAACAATTAATACAAATGCGAATAATACTATTTTCAAAATGAATAATGTTGATTGTGATACTAGTGAAGAAGAAGAAGAAGATGACAGCAGTGAAGATGACAGCAGTGAAGATGACGATGACGATGACGATGATGACGATGATGACGATGATGACGATGATGACGATGATGACGATGATGACGATGATGATTGCAACATAATTGCGAATATTTATAATTTTCCGGTAAATGCAATATTACTAGAAAAATGCCAGAATACATTAGAAGAATATATGTTAGCAAATGATGATACAGATATTAGTGTAACAGAATGGTCTTCTATTTTTTTCCAAATAATTGCAATATTAATAATCTATCAAGATAAATATTCATTTACTCACAATGATTTACATTCTGGAAATGTAGTTTATAACGAAACAAAAGAAGAATTCTTATATTACAAAATAGAACATAAATTATATAAAGTTCCTACATATGGGAAAATATATAAAATTATTGATTTTGGCAGAGCAATATATATTTATGATAACCAGATTTTTTGCAGTGACGCGTTTAACCGCGGTGAAGATGCGGACACCCAATACAATTGCGAACCTTTTTTTAACGATGCGAAACCAAGAATAGAACCAAATTATAGTTTTGACCTTTGTCGATTAGGTTGTTCAATATTTGATTATTTTTTTGACGATTTTGATGATATTGAAGAAATTTCAAAAAACAATACGATTGCATCTTTGGTATTAGAATGGTGCCAGGATGATAATAAAAAAAGTGTTTTATATAGAAAGAATGGTCAAGAAAGATACCCTGATTTCAGATTATATAAAATGATAGCGCGTAATGTTCATAATCACGTTCCGTTAACTCAATTGGAAAGATCATTATTTTCCCAATTTTTAGTTGGCACAATTGATATTAATAGCTTGCAAACTATAAATAATAATATTATGCACATTATGTAAATTATGTAAATAATGTAAATTATGTAAATATTCATATTAGTGTGAATAAGTATAAAATTGAATTAATACTTATTCATGAAATGAATTACACCCAACTAAAAATGAACGTAACAAATACCGATTTACTCAATAATAGAAATAAATATTCAATTGATATTCTAGAACAGAATATTGTGAAAAATCATCTTGATGAAAAAATACTTTTGGCAACCCAAACCCTTACACCCGA